TATGTGTCGCAAAACACATTAGACTATGGATGTTTTCATAATGATGTAATTAAAGAATACCATTAATCTGTTAATCATCAATGTGCAATTTTGAAATTAATTTTTCAAAACATATTGCCATTTTAAATGGCATTTGATATAATACCATTGTAAGTTAATTGAATCGTTAATCAAGATAAAGAAAGGATGAATGAAATGTATTACAGAATTAACAAATGGAACAAAGTTGAATCCGGTGTTTATGAATCGGATCAGAAAACCTTCAATTGGAACACCCGCAAATATTGCGGATTATACAGAATCGAAAAAGCTGAAGTAAAAGCCGCAAGAATCACTTGCACCGTGTGGACACTTTATAAATTCGATGATGAATCCAATAAAGTATTCATGAAGCACTTCAACACATTGAAAGAAGCTAAAACATTTGCTGAAAATGATTTCGGCGTAACCTTTAAACTTGATGAAATCGATATTGCCGGATAACAGAAAGGATAAAAGCCATGACAAATAAAACAGAAATGTTCCTTAAAGCAAAAGAACACCACATGACCACAAAAATCGGTGAAGCAAGATTTCTTATTGGTAACAGGGAACACCAACGGATTCTATATTATAATGATGAAGATAATAAAAATTATGTGATCTTCAATGGTGAAGCTGAAGTTTTCAAACTGTATTCTTCACAATTTACAAATAAATATCTTGTCGGATATTTGGCATAAAAAAAGAACCGGGGAAATCAATCCCCGGCTTTTTATTTTACTTGATCACAAGCGTTTGTCCTTGATGAATTCTTGCACTTGAAAGATGATTATCTTTCATAATCTTTTCCGGCGTTGTGTCAAACTTTCTTGCAATTTCACCAAGCGTTTCAAGATAATGTTTTACAACATAATATTTCTTTTTTGGTTTTTCAACCTTTGGTGTTTCCTTTGAAACATCAACTTCAACTTTTTTCTTTTTTGCCATTATTCCATTCCTTCCAATTTCTTTAATCGCTGATTATGATTTTCCAATTCTTTATCATGTGCAATTAGTTTTTCTGAAAGTTCTTGAATTTGATCATTCGCTTTTTCTTGATTTTTCAAAATCTGTCTTGTGGAATCCATAAAGTTATCAAGCTTCATATCAATTTTCACAAAATGCTTTTCGATATCAAGATATTTTGTTGCTTCTTCTTCTTGATTCTTTTTTAAAGAAGTAACAATTGCAACAATTACACCAACAACAGACACAATCGAAAAAAGCAATGATAATGAAATCGTAACATCCGAATTCATAAGAATCCCCCTTTTCGCTATTGCTTATAGCGCGTTTATTTGCGTTTTAAGCGACTTTTTTATAGTGTGTCGATGGATTTATCCTTTGCAATTTCAACCTTTTTGAACGTTGAATCACCTTTAATTGCTTTTTGTGTGAAACTGTTATTTTTCCACCAAGCAACCAACGCCGCAACTGTTGTAAATGCAAAACTAACAACTTGTGTAATCATTTCATCCGTGATCGGAAGCGGGCTTTTCCCAAATATAGCAAGTGCATTATTAATAATTGCAAGAACTAAAATTGCTGTTCTAATTATTGTTGCTTTAGAAACTTTATACTTCATTTTTATCAACTCCATTCTTTTAACTTGCACGGAATACAATTCCGCTTAAACTTATCCATCCGGCATTTCCACCGCTTATCAAAGTAACATCACCATTCGGAAGAATATCAATCAAGCACCAACCACCCATCGTTGGAAGTTGAAATCTTTCAATTGCACGCGGTCTATATCCAATTGGAAGATTGAAAAGAACCGTGTTTGCATTAACTGTTCCACCGGATATCATTCCGGATAACTCAATTGTGGCTGTTGAATTACGCCAATAAACAGCTTCTTCAAAATCATTTCCGTAATTCACCCAATTGTTTCCAAGAATTGCGTTTTGCTTTACGCCCGGTGTAATAGCCGTTTCAATACCGCTGATTGTTTGATTGATTCCTTGAATTGAATTGTTGATTCCGGTGATTGTCTGATCAATATTTCCGATTGATCCGGAAATGTTTGAAACAGAATTTTGAAGATTTGCAACCGAACCGGAAAGTTCATTCAAATCAATTGTTGAACCTTCTGTTTGTTCTGTAAATGCGGAATAAGTTGTTCCAAGTGTTAACGAATTATTTTGTGGATTATCGAATTGAATTGAAAGCTTTTTTACAAGAAAATAGTTATTAATTCCATGTGGTTTTGTGTACACTTGAACATATTTTCCAAGCTTAAAACTTTCAAAATTTTTATCAACGCTTGCAAGATCAACCGCGGTTAATTCGATTGTTACAAGCTGATTGATTGTTGTTGCAACCAATGCTTTTGCTTTGGCTAACAGATTTGAAGCTTCTGTTACATCATTCCAATCTTCTTTTTTGAAAATCCAACCGTGTTCAAGAACACCGGAAACCGAATAAACAAAATCACTTTGTTTTCGGATTTCCCCTGTTGTTTCATTTGGAAGATTTGCGATTGTAACCGGAACATTATCAACTGTTGCACCAATCGGAATTATTGCTGTTGCGATATCAGCACCGTTTGTTTGTCTTTTGAAAGATAACAAGTTTTCACCAAATTCAACGATTTGATCAACCGCAACATCGAAATCTTCCAAATAATCAATATAAACACCATCTGATTCATGCCGAACCCATAAATAACCACCATTCGTGTTGATCAACTTTTGATTTATGGTTTCCCATGTGTTCAAATATGTTGAGTCAGCGCGAACAATGTAATTGTTGGGATCAGTAACAGTAATTCTTCCGACTTTGAATTGTTTTTCTTCTTCAACTTGTTCGTTGTGTTTCGCTATCAGATATTTGAAAAAATCCGGAATTGTTGTGTGTTTATCCCCTGTTTGAAAATCATAAGGGCGTTGAATGGAATCATTAAGAAAAGCAAGTTCCCCTTCACAAGAAACTTGCTTTTCATTATAGAAACCATTTTCATCCGTTAAGATTCTTCCACGAAAAACCAATTCATCATCTTGATAAACTTTGATGATTGATTTCATTTTCTGAAGTTTATCGAAATACGGATGTTCCGGATAAATCAAGAAACTGAAAGTTCCGGTTTTATTTAATTCCAATTCCAACTTTGGTGAAAACAATTTCAACGTTTCAAGCCGCGGATCATACATCAAATAATCATCGCAAAAGACTTTATACATTGATTAAAGCCCCCCTTCTTGATATTCAAAAGTAATATTTCCGTTTCCTGTGATTGTCAAAATATTTTTTCCCGCCGTAAGAAATAATTCCGGGAACACGAATGTTCCGGTGTTAGCTGTGAACACTTGATCATTGAATTCAATTGTCATTGGTGCGGAAGTTGTAACCGTTGGATTCACACGTTTCCGCAAATTCTGTAATACAATTTTCTTTGTTCCGTTGATCGAATGTTGAACCGCTGTTCTGTACATACGATATTTGAACGGATCACAATCACATTCAATTGAAAATTCAGCAATTGCACCACTTGCTTCCCAATCTGACATGGAAAGCCGCCCATAATAGTAAAAATCCGGATCATCATCAAGAATGATTTTCACTTTTTTACCATCCAAAAGATTTTGAATCAATGAATATTGTTCCAAGAATTCTTTGTGTGGGATTATGCTTGTGAAATTAAATGTGATTTTCCTGTTGTCATAATTGATATCACCGAAATATTCTGTTAAATCCAAGTTTCCATCCGCACCCGGAATATCAATATAATTTGTTTTAGCTTTTGGTGTTTCAATTTGCTTTGAACCAAGAATAAGAAGAAGATCATTCCAAGAATGGTAATTCCCAAATTGAACGCCTTTAATTTTCATTTTTTCACTCATTTGGAAATCCATTCTAAATTCCCCTTCCTCTTAACATCTTTAATCTTCCTAACCTTCTATCAACCTTTGGTAATATAACACCAACTAATTTATCGGAATCGATAATTACATCCTTTTCCGCATTTTCAAGAATTTCCGGGAAGAATTCATTAAGAATTGAAATTAACGTTTCAACTTTTGTCATAAGTGCATTATTACTTGAAGCAACAACAGCTTGCATGATTCCCGCAAGTGTGTTTGTTCCGGATAATACTTCATCCCCGGCTTCACCCGCACCCATGAATTCACCATCAGAATTCATTCCAAAGATTGTTGGTTTTCTGAAGATCATCGGATTATCCATCGCTTTCTTATACCAAGAAACGGAAATGGATGGTTTTGTTCCTTTCCCCCCAAGTCCAAATGGTGCTGAACCACCGGAAACATTGAAGTGTGGAAGCTTCATTCCGGAAAAGATTTTTCCGATGTGAAGCGGGAAGAATCCTTTGATCTTATTAACCGCGCTTTGAACTTTTTGTTTCGCCGTGTCCATTGCGGAAGAAATCTTTTGTTTTACGCTTTCGAAAGTTGAAGAAACGGATGAAACAATGCTTTTTATACTGTTAAATGCACTAACAATTTGTGCTTTTGCCGCGCTTGCTTTTGCTGTTATCGCGTTCCAAGCACCAATCCAAAAGTTTCTGAAAGCTTCACTTTTGTTCCAAAGAATAACGAACGCCGCAACAAGTGCCGCAATTGCCGCAATCACCAAACCGATTGGATTCATTGACATTGCAAGATTCAAAAGCCTTTGTGCGATTGTCATTTCTTTCATAAATGATGTAACCTTTTGGATTACAAACATCGCAAGCATAGCCGCTTTATAAGCCCCTAATCCAACAACAGCCGCACCAATAACAGCCGAAAGAACTGTAACCGCTATTTGATGTTCGTTTACCCACGTTGTTAACGCTTGAAATCCCGCGGATAAAAGATCAACCAAAGTTGATAATCTTTCCATTGCCGGAATCACAACGTTTTGAAGTAATGGTTCACCAATTTGTGCTTTGAATTGCCGCCATTTTTCGTTTAAATTTGCTTGAACATTTGCATATTGTCCGGCTTCCTTTGCGGCTTGTCCTGTCGCACCGGATTGTTCCATCATGTTCTTTGCATATTCCAAACGCGTTGCTTGTTTTGTGGCTTCATCAAGTGCCGACCAATCTTTTGTTGATTCAACAATTCCTTGTTGAACCGCATATGCCGCCATTTGTGTATCATTTGCAAATAATCCAATGGCTTCACCACCTTCATAAGAACCATTTACAAATGAATTCAAGTGTGACATTGATTCATCAAGTGATTTATCCCAAAAAGCGGCGGCATCGGCGGCAATTGTCAATCCATCTGAAGCTAAATTTGTTGC